ATATGAATTGTTCAATGAATCTACAATATGGCTTAAACTATCAATACGATTATCAACCGGGGGTGTTATTGGTCTAGATGTAGGGGTAATAGACTTTATTATCAATAATGAAACCAATAATACAACTAATAACCATGGTAAAACGGGATGTTTTAGGAATTTTTTCATTATGCTGGTACTGTTTCTTCAGGTGTTTCTTCTTCTGCCGGTGGGGTTTCTAATGAGGTTTCAGCCCCAGGTTCAGGTACAGTTTCATCTGCTGGGGTTTCACCTCCTACTGGTATTTCACCAAGTGATGCTTCTTCACCAGTTTCTGCTTTTTCAGGTTCTGGGCCACCACCATACATTAATATGCGAGCGATAGATTCAGCAGCGCGTTCTTCTTCATTTAGGTTACTCAGATAATATTTTTTGCCTTCTACTTTAGCAATCCAAGAACGTTCTGTGTATATTAAGTAAAAAAACTGGCTGTTTGCTAATATAATTTTAAATGTAGTAGGGCGGGGTGCAACCCACCATATATCAGATATAAAGTCTTCGTACTGGTCTGTTAGAAGATCAGATACAACTTTTTTTAAAGTTGGGAATTTAGTTAAAATAGGAAATAACTCTTTATCAAAGTTAACATCTTCAGGTGATACATCTAATGCACTACTTGCCCCTGCTTTAGCAGTATAGACACGTTTTGCTATAGTTTGTATTTTATCTACTAATTCCTGTTTACTAGCCATCTTATTTGTTTAAATAATATACTTCCATCTTCTCTTCATCCATCATTGATGGCTTAGGTAGTGATTGGTATTTTAAATACTGGGTTACTGAGTTTAAGTAGTCGTTTGCTTTGGTTAGTTTGCTTTGTACCCATGCTTCTAGTTGGGTATCCTCATCTAGCATGTTGAATAATTCTTCAGCGTTTTGGATTAGATTACGCAATTCGGACTTAGCCATTTCACCTTCATAATCAAGTTCTTCTTCTTTTAACTCAACTCCACGGCCTTTTAAAATATCAGCTTTAGTTACTTTATCATCACCTGTTAAATCAGGGAAAGTTTCATCTATATTACCTGCTTGATCTTCACCTTCTCCAGCGCTTAGGTATACTTCTTGTTTAGCAATTAAATCTTCAATTTTATCCATTGCTTCTTTATCCCCTTTAGCTTCAGCTTTTTCGTGTGCTGCTTTTAGCTTTTTCATTGTTGGGTTAGCATCAGATACCATCTTATTACCCGCTAACAATGCTGCTACTAAAGCAGCTCCTGTTAATAATTTACCCATTGCACCTTCTTCTAGTTCGGTTGGTGCTTCAGGTTTAGTAGATAATCGTTTTTTGATTATCTCTTTTAGTCTTTCTTCGTTCATAGTTTGTACTTGAGATTTAGCTATATTCATTGCACGACCACGCATCACATTTTCTGCTTCTTTTTTATATTTTTTAACAAAGTTTTTTCTATTACCCTTCATTGCTTGGTAAATATCTTCTGCTCTGTCTAATATCGCTTTTGATACCATGTGTGTTTAATTTAAAATAGTTAGGGGGAGCCATGCTCCCCTATAACCGTTTTGATGATTTACTTTGCTTTACTCTCAGCAACAGAAGCTTTACGATATTCGTTAGCTACTTTTTTAACCTCACCTGCGATCTTACGAGCACGTCCTTGTGCTGCTTTAGATCCTTTAGCGTGTTCTGCTGTTAACTCTTCTAGTAAACCATGCAACTTTTCTAATAACTCTTGGCTGTTCATAGATTTTATTTATTTATTTGTTTATATTATGCTTGTCCGCTTGTAGGTATCTGTGTCTTCAAGAAGAACAAAGCTGTGTTTCCGATTTGTCTGATTAGTTTGTCTTTAGTCTCACCATCAGGTAATTGTTTAGCAGCGTCTAAAGCCATTTGTAATCCTTGTCCAATTGCTTTTTCGCTTGCATTTCCACCACTCATATCCATACTCACATCTGCTCCCATATCCATATCCATAGATGGTGCTTCTTCAGCAGGTGCGTCTAGGTTTATGTCTAATGGTGCTTCTTCACCAGCAGGTTCATCTATTTCAATGTCTTCAACTGGTGGTAATTCGTCCTTTTTCTTTTTCTTTTCAAGTAAAGAAATTTCTTCTTGGACTAATTTATTTATTAATTCTTTTGCTTTATTACTCATTGTGGTTTTAGTATAAATATTGTGTTTTATCGTAAGTTTTGCAATTTATAGATAGTAGAACGAATTAAATCGGTAATGACGTCTAATTGGTTTTTGATATTAGTGTCATTAATAGTATCATATACATCACAAACTGATTTGTTTAGTGCTTCTAGATATGCGATTACTTGTTGGCTGTTATTGTACTCCATTAAATTAAAGTTGGAATATCCTTTTACAATACCATATTTACCTTGATATGCCTCTACAATACCATCAATTAAGTCATCAATACTCTCATAATACTTTTGGAGTGCTTTATGCTCAGCATATGACTGTGTTTGCAGATGAAATATGTGGGATTGGGTTTGAGAGTGGAATAAATATGATATTAGTTTTGCAAAATCCATGTTTAATTTTATATATAAATATTGGTTATTTCTTCAAGCTTTCAAGATACTTAATGGTTTCTTCTTTGCTTTCAAGAAGCTTCTGTTTAGCATCACCAACCCAACGTTCCATGTCACCAGCTTCAGTCATATATGATTCATTTTTAGTATTAATTTCTTCATCAATCCAGATGTTAAATTCATGAATCATACCATCAATATCTGAGTTGCCTACAAATTTTTCATATTCTTCTAGTAAGCCTTTTTGTCTAAGATCATGTTCGAAATCTACCTGGCAGTTAAAGCATCTTTTATATTGTAGATAAAAACGTTTGTCTAGATGTGGTTTCATTACTTTACTGCAACAAGGGCAAAATAGTGGTAGGTTAATTTCCTTTTTGGCGGCGTCTAGTTTAGTAATATTCTGTTTAATACCATTTTTAATAGTCCAAGTACGATCATCTTCTTCCCATATGTCACCTTCTTCATGGTGCTCGTATTGTTTAGTATACCCAGTACCTATAGTAGCCTTTTCACCATATTTACCTTGTATAAGGTTACGAAGACGTTGTATGTCTTTTTCCTTAAATTCTTTTTTCAAAACATTTTCTGCCATAACTTAATTTTTTATAATGAATTTTCCCAACCTCTAAAATACATACCGTTACCATATTCATATGCTTCACGTTCTAGTTCTTTTAAGTAGTCGTCTTCATTTATATTGTATCCTTCTATATTTGTTAATTTACCTTCAAGATTTTGTTTATGATGTATCATCTCATGAGCATATGAACGTAGTATATCTTTTGGGTGCCTATTTAAAGTATATAAAGTAATAGATTTATTTCCAGGGTTATAATATGCTGTTTTTCCTAATAAATCATTAGCATTTTCTACATCATCCTCAATAAAATTAATATCAGGTAATGGTTCAATATTAATATAATCCATCATATAATCAGTTAATGATACTAATTTTTCAATGAATTCAGCATTATGTTCTAAAGAATTAGATGTTTTTTCAACAGTAATAGGTATAGTAATATCCATATCCAATTCATTAGTCTCAGGCTCAAAATTATTTTTACTAATATTAGATATTACTATTTTATCTTTGTCTTTATTAATTTTAAAATCAGGTGGGGATAAGTTTTTATAATAATCTTTATAATAATCTACTCTAGCAAATTTAGGTGATGTATCTAAGTCTGGTTGTTTGTCTTGTAGTGGTTCAAAAAAGTTATTTGTTTCTTCTTTAGGGGTGTTATCATGTCCACATTTATGGCACATAAATAAATCGTCTCCACCATCTTTTATTTTCCAAGTCCAACCACAATTATCACAAACTATGCTATCACCTACAATTTCTTCAGATATATCATTACGTCCTTTTATATAAGCCCAATATGTACCATCTCCTCTGTCTACAATATCTTTATCACCTATACCAAATTGTTTTTTAATAGCAGCTTTATATATTCTATCTCTTTGAGTTTCCCCTGTTTTAGATTGACCACTTTTTTCTATAGATGACCAACTAATTATTTCAACATCAGAGTGTTTGCTAATATAATCTTTAGTAATAGCGACAATTGTAGCCATTATTCGATACAGATCTCCAGCATTTGTTTCTGGGTAGGTCATGTCCATGTAGTTTTTACCTACTCCAAAGTCTACTCCTATTCTGTTATCGTATTGATATATATCTACAATATATGGTTCTCCAACTGATTTGAAGGAATATGTAGATGCTGATTTTGCTTTAAAAGGATAAGCATCTGTTAGTTTTTCAAATACCTCTGTTATATTAGGAGTATCCTTAATCAGATGCTCAACTCTAGCTAATTCTTCTTTGGTTAGAAATGGTGTTACAAGATCCCTTACTGATGGTATCATTCTTCAATTTTGTCATAAATATTAGGGTCTAATTGAATTTCGATGGGGCATTGATCACTATTAGGTTTTGGGTCAGGGTTTTCTAGTTTAAACAACTCATATACGTGTTCAAATAATTTAAAATTATCTTCAATTGAACGGGTTGGTTCGTATACTTCCCATCCTTTACCTTGCATTGTTTTACCTTTTTTATCTTCACCACGTTTAGATGATTTTAACCAAATAATGCCTACACGATCTATTTTTTCTTCAAATGTTTCATTCCATGCCTCAGCATATGCTGCTAGTTGTAAATCCATAGCTGTGTGTAGTGAGTTAGATGTTTTCATATCTAGTAACCATCTTACACCATCAATTTCGACTACTAGGTCACAAGTACCCGCGTATTTGTGTTTATCTGAGAATAAGTGGATTTCGCTTTCAATTAGTACTGGTTTGAAGTTAGTCCAAAATTCATGAAATTTTAGAATCATTTTCCAAACATCTAATGAGTAATTTGAGTATCCATCTTTGTTTAACCATTCGATTTTTTCACCTAGCAAGTAACGCTCAATAGCATCGTGCACTTGAGTACCCTCGTCAGCTGCTTTTTTAACTATAATATCAGCATTGTGTCCTACATCTTTTAACCATGTTTCAAAAAATTTACCTTTAGGTAAAAATTGTAATATACTTGTTACAGATGGATAATAATCATCATTTCTACTATAAAATCGATTATCATTAATATTTACTCGTTTTGAAGTTGGGTCTATATGGAGTATACGGGTTACACTTTTCTTATAGACGGATACATTTTTTTCTATCATATTAATTGTAATTTTTTCTCAAATAAATCTGAGAATGTTAAGGGTAGAGTATTTTGGATTAGACTGGTAAATTTCTCAAATCCCATTTCACTGGGGTCTTTATCATCCATGTCTACTAGGTATACTTCTTTACCTTCGTTTAATAATTCCTCACAAAATGAGAGGGCTTGTTTAATAGCATCTTTATCTAATGCTATGTATATTTTTTCTACTTTAGATGTTACTAATTTTTTCCTTAAAGCTGTTTGGATATTTTTACCTAATAACGGGATAACATTGCGTTTTATAGCTAACGCGTCAAATGGCCCCTCACATAACGTAATTGGTATATTCCAATTAATAAACAGTTCAAATGGAATTATATTCCTAGATACATCTGGGTTTTTATATTTTATAGATGAGTTTTTATCAAAACTTCTAGCGGTGAAATAATTTAGTACCCCATGCTCATCATATGATGGTACTATAATACAGTTAGAGTACTTGCCATCATCACAATAGCCTAAATTGTATTTAATAATGTCGTCAGATGTAATATTTCTGCGTTTTAAATAGCTGATAGCGTGCTTATATTCAATGCTATTATTAAATTCTATTAATGATTTGAATTCAGGGGGTAATTCTACTTTAGTATTAGTTACTGTTACTTCAAAGTTATTCGATGTGTACTTTTCGAATGATTTTACCTCTTTAAGCTTATCAGCAGACGCATTTATGGCTTTAAGTAGATTAGATAGTTTTTTACCTTTCTTATTACACACCCAACAATTCCAAGGATGTTCACCTTTTTCATTTTCTGTTAGGTTAACCTCTAATTTTGGTTTGTGATGATTACAAAAAGGACAATGGTAAGCAAAATTACCACGCGCAGTGGGTTTACCAATACCTAAAACCGAATTTAGTGTAGCAACTAGAGCTTGATTTACCATACTTACAATATATTAACTAGATTTGGGTTAGCCAAATCTTTCTTAAAATATCGTCCTTGTATGTTATCATTATAGCTGTTTGTTTCTAAACAGCATGTTGTGAATTGGTATTTAGCTTCGAGATATGATAGATGTTTTGATGTCCATGCTATATCTAGTATTTCTCTATAGAATTTGTCTTCACCTAAACGTGCTACATCTTCTAATAATGGTTTACAACTACCCCAATATGTTTTCCAATCTGATTCAGCGTATGAAACTTCTTTAGTTTTCTTACGGCCAGGACCAGTTTGTTCAGCCATAGCTTTTTTACCTAGTTTTTTAGTCTTTTTATGTTGTAGAAATTTTTTACCAATATATATTCTACCATCGACTGTATTAGAGATAAGATAAACAAATCCGAATGGAGTATGTTCACCAAAATCTTCTATATTTTCAACTTTTTTACCTTTATATAACCAATTTATCATAATCTTACTTATCTATATTAACTAATATTGTTGTATCAGTTGTATCACTTGTGGGGAGTGGTTGGCCTAATTTAGCTACCATTAATAATTCTTGCGCTTCATTATAAAAACCTACTGTTGTAACATATGGACTAAAATATGAACCTGTTACAAAACTATATACTGTGCCTTCTGTGGATCCTGATATTAATGATGGGTTTAGGCTAAAATTAAATTCTTCAGGTCTAATAGTGCATTTATATTGTGTCTCATATATTGTTCTTGAACTTTGGAAACTACAGGTAAAATTATTAGTATTAACCCATGTGCTATCTATATCTGGTAGGGTATAGTCATTTGTGAGTACAGCTATTCCGTGAGAATAGTTTATTATCCCTATAGGAGTAGATCCTGATGTTAGTAGTCCTTCTCCATTATCTATAATATTATATTGCCCACCAATTCCATTATCAAATTTAAAATTAACTGTATTAGGATTTAAATAATCCCCAAACAAATTTTTAGGTATAGAAATTACCCATATAACAGCGTTAGGGGTTTCAAGAAAATATCTACTATAACCATAATTAGAAGTATATCCTAATGAATTAGTTTGAAATAATGTTGTAGATTCATAGTTATAAAACCTACTATAAACATTAGTTAATGAATCATCTTCAACTACTTGTCCTAAATAATTAGTTATATATGGAGAGCCACTAATTGGATTAGTGATATAATTAGTGTAATATAATTGCTTAATTGAATTATATAATCCACCAAGGGATACTGAGCTACTGTTATATCCAAAAGAAGCAGAAGTTAAAAAGAATGAGGAAGATTTATTAATATTCTGTCCTGTTAATCTTATTATTCCATTATTTTCTAAAGATGCACTTCCCTCAAAAGAAAAACTTTTGTTAACAACTAGCGGAGATACAATAACATCCGTACTTAAAAATTGTTTGAATGCACTCATTCATTAAAAGTCTAATTTAACACGTACTAATGCCTCTTTTGTAAAGTCTTTCTTAAGTGGTTTAGATAATTTAGCTACAGCTAATAATTCGTTTGAATCATTATACAAACCTACTGTTGTGATATAAGTAGTTGGACTATTAATGAATAAATCATACAACACTGCTCCTGTGCTACCTGATATAAAGCTTGGGTTTTCGGTGTAGTTAAACTCAGCATTTCTTGCTCTGCAGAATACAAAATCAGAAGTTATTGTTTCTTGACTATTTAATGAGAAACTACTTGTAAATGATCCTGTAATTAAACCTCGGGTTCCGCTTCCTGTTGAGTATAGGCGAGCCGGGTTGTAAACGTTAGAGTTTGATGTTCTTTGAGTACCCAAAGCAATACCTCCACTAACAAATGGTAAATCTAAAGCAGCAGCATTTAATATAATAGTTCCTACATCTGGTAGGAATAATCCATATGATCCAGATACAGTCATACCATTGCTTATGCTTCCTGGGATAGTTGATGTAGTGGCTGTTCCGTTACTTCCAGATACAATTTGAAATACGCGACCTGCATCACTGTAAGTGATAGTGGTTGTATCTAAACTATTGTCGGTTAAAGTAATTGATTTAGAGGCAGAATATAATGTTAGGTTTAATGATCCAGGGAATAATGATTCTTTATATCTTGCTCTGTCAATTGTAATAGTATAAAAATCTTGTTGGGATGGTGTTATAGTTGAGAATGAAAAATCAGTATTTTCATCACCATAAATCATATTTCTCCATTGGCCATAGATTGTTCTAGTTGGTGATAATCCTCCTATCCCAGCATCATATAGTAATGATCCGGATCCGTATTTGTTACCATAAGCAATGTTGAATTGCAATTCAGTAGTTGATGAGTTTGTTGATGGATCTAAATTATATATATTCAAATAATAATTTCCAGATGTTCCAGCAGCTTGTACAGATGATGTATACATAGCTGTTAGTGGGGTAATGTAATTAGTCCAGCATGGTGCTGTTACGGTATCGGCACTAACTAGAAAATCTTGGGGATCTAAGGTTTTATATGACATTTCTTATAATATTTTTATTAGCTAACTTTTGTTATAGTGATTGGAATAGTTACTCTTGCTCCACTATCTCTACCTTGTACAATTAATATAGTTTGTAATTGAGTTTGAGAACCAAATAATGTGTTAATTGTAGTACCAGTCATATTTAATGTAGTACCAATTACTGTTTTAGATACATTAGTTCCAAGAGTAGTTGTTGAGTTTAGAGCTGTAGAAGCATTTGTGTTGATACCTACACCATTAAATACACTCATTGTTCTAACATCACCAATAGTAAAGTTATATCCTGATGTTTCGAATGTTTGTGATCCACCTAGGTAATTTAATGTTTGAGGTGTAATCGATAATGAAGCACCTTGTTTTAAAGTAATATTAGTATAACCAATATTAATAATAGGCATTTTAGCGGTACCACGTGGTAATGTGGTAAGTAAATACTTCATTATTTGTGTTTCATCAGAAAATGCTTCTAATAAAGGCATACCTTCAATTGCTTGTCCATAATATGCTGAACCTGAAGGGTTATTTGGGTTATAGAGAGTGTAGTCTATTTCATCATCAGATAAAGCAAATTGTGTGATTCTGAATGAGCCATCGTTTTTGGCTAGTAATTCTCTACCTTTTTTAGTTAAGATAGCATCTACTGTTATGATTTGGTTATTTAAATATCCCATTTCTTTTTTATGATTTTATTATAAATATTATGATAGTGTGCCTTCTGCGTTAAGTTTACTAATTATAGTTTCAAAATTATTCTCTAATTCCTCAGATATATATTGTGGTTTAATAAATCCGGTTAAAGGTTGACCTGTTGTTCCGGATGGTTTTTTAACATCTAAGATAAGATAATTACCATTTGGTATTACTCTATATATGCAAAAATGATCTAATAGTGAGCCGGTTTGAATTCCAGGTTTAACTTTTAAAGTTAAGCTACCTGATATGTTTGTTCC